TCTGCGGCTCTGCGCAGATACTCACCAAATAACTCTTCCTCAGCAACTCCGAGGAAGTCGCTAATCTTAGCCCTCATCGGCTGGCTCATCTTCACATGTCCAAAACGCAGATCCCGAAGGTACTGCGGATGGCACTTAAGGTATTTTGCCACTACATCGTGAGGAATGCAAGTGTCGTCTATGATCTGCCAAATTTGCGCACACGTTGCGCGCTGCATAAGGCGCCAATCCCTCCCTTTTTCGCCGCTAAGTTTAGACACCTACAGTGTTAATGTCATCAGGATGCCGGAGCCACTGCTCGCAGGCGAGGCTGATGCCCCGGTCAATCCACAGGCGATCATCGGGACTCAGGCTCTCTCCCAATTGCTCAATACTGCCATCAAGCAATTGATGGGCATATTCCACAACTGACAGGACAACCTTTTCTTTTTCCGATGACTGAGCGGCATCAAGGGCCGAAGCCTCTGGGTGCGACTGAACTGCCGCAACGAAGCAACTTCGCCCGCGGAGTTCCAATTCAATCTCTCGCGTTTCTGTCATTTCTTTACCCTTTCAAGGATCTGATAGGCGCGCTGACGGCTGATCCCAAGTTTCCTTGCGATGTCCACCATCGTCATTCCAGAATCCTTCAATCTTTTGATCTCTTTTGCCCTAGCCTCAAGCGAGGCAAGAGCAGAGGAAGATCGGTGCGCGTGGTTGCACCACCAGCACCGAGCGGCATCGGGCGAAATGACCTGTTTACCGCAGTTCACGCAGTTCGCCATAATGCCACCTTTCCGCTCCTCATGTAATGATTCTATATGCCTCCCGTTGACATGTCAACAGCAGGCAGGTCTGGGTCACTTGTTATAAATATTATCTAGGTATTTGTTAAGCACTGGGCGCCATATCCTAGACTGCTCCGTCTTCATTCGGTGATGTAATCCGCATAGGACTACTAGGTTCTCCGCCATGGATGGGCCGCGCTTGCCCATGCCGCTGCTATTGACGTGATCAAGTTCTAGGGTGGGTGTTGGGCTGGGGCCGAATTGGCTTCCGCACATCCCAGGCATCCCCACTCGAGACGCTACGCATCCAGCGTCCCTTCGCAAGACCGCATATCTGACCTCTGGGGTAACTGGGTCCTTATGGCGAATTGTCCTGCGGATCGTGCTCCTCTTCATTTCTTGCGGTTCTTGAGATATGCCATGAGCTGTCCGATGGTCCTAAGCATGCTCTTGGGGGCGAAATAAAAGTCATCTTCTATTTCTCGGTACTGATCCCACTTTCGCAAGGGGCGCCAATTGCGTGGGCGGTCTGTAGGCATAGTTAGCATGGCGCCGGTCTTTTTGCTGACAAAGATATAGGCGAGGGGCTTTACTGACTTCTTATTGTAGCCGCTTACGGTATCTACAATCACCTCGGCGAACGGCCACGATGATGGGTCATCAGTGAAGTGCTGATTGATTTCCTTTACCTCAAGAACATCTCCATCGCGAAGAATAATGTCCTTATCGTTGGCGGTATAGGATGCCCACTCGCTGGAGTCTTTGGCTAGGCTTGCCTCTGGGACGGTGCAATCAATCCCTTCGCTTTGCAGCCGGACGCCTACTCGGTCGTTTACCGCCTGTCCCTCCAGAAACGCCCTCTCGTAGTTGTGACCCATCGGAGCCTCCCTTTCCTAGCGCTTTCTCATCCGCCATTGCGCGGCATGGCAAACAATAGCATGGGGGCTGGTGGTATGTCTTCTCTGCTGCCAAGGTTAAGCCTTGCGCTCTCTGGCCTCAACCTGACGCATTACCTTGTTTGACCAGGACTGACCAGCGTCACCGCCCCAAAGCGCCCATGCGATACGCCCAGCAGATGGGAAGCCATCTTCGCCAGGCTTAAAGCCCTCGCCCTGCTTGTCTACTTCGTGCCTAGCAAGGAATGCGCGCATCTTACGCACTCGCGGAATTGTCATAGTGTTGCTAGTCAGCATTCGCGCGGTGGTCTGCCCTGGCCCGATGCCGCCTCGACCATACTGATCTCGCCAGTCTAGCCCGCGCTTAGCCTCTGCCTTAACGGCAGACGGAACATTAAGGCTAATCCCAGAGTAGTCGGCTGCCTTATGCTTCTCAGAGACGTCCGAAGGTCCATGAACATTCGTAACGCCAAGGGCCTTATAAGCGGCGCGAACCTCTTCGTCATTATCAATCGCCTCAACCACCTGACCGCTGTCCTTGAGGATCTTGGTAAGTTTGTACTTCTTGAACTGGAGCCCAGCACCAAATGGGAAGTCGCTGAGATACAACTCATCGTGTGGCACGTCGTTCTCTTCAAGCCAACTACGTGTTTCATCAAGTCGCTTTATTGACCGAGCGCTAACGATGAAGATTCGGTTGCTGTCTGATTTTCGGCGAAGATAGTCAGCAACAGTCTCATTGAGCTTATCGCTTCCATCGTAAGTGGTCAGGGTTCCATCAATATCGCAAACAATAATCGCATCGCCGGCGGCCTTGGTTTCATCTGCTGGTATTTGAGACGGCTCAGTGGTAGCCCCCGGCTCTGGCGTCATATCGCCACCGTCTGGAATTGGCGCCATTTCCGAACCGTCTGGCGCGGGCGGCTGAGTGCCAGTAGGTTCTGGTTTTCCGAATACTACAGTATCAATGTACTCACCATAGCGGTCGGCTGGCACGTATCCCTTGGGGGTCTGGAAGAGGATCTGGTCCCCGAGTTCACCGATGCCATCCTGCCCCCGCTCGCGCAGTGCGTCGTTGATGCGGAGCCATGGCAGCCCGCCGAGAGCCATCTTGTTGTACTCGGCGATAGTCTGCTGGTTGGTCCTGCCAACCTCAGTGAACACAAAGCGCAGGTCCTCATCGTACTTCTCTACGATTTCCTTCGTAATGTACTCAGCAATTAGGTCTGCAAGCGGGACAATGCCGTTATCGTAGGTAAAGGCGGCGCTGGTCTCCGAGGTGCTCTTATTGATGTCAAAGGAGATGCCGATGTCTTGCGGCTGGACCGCGAAGACGGCGCAAATCTTTCGGGCGAGGTAGACCTGCCACTCCATGAACTGCATGTCTCGGTTAGATGAGGCAAGAGGCATCCACTGCATGCCCTTACCTCCGCCAGTAATGGCGATTTGGCTCTTTCCTGCTACCTCTACCTCCCAGTAAGCCTTAAACGCATCTACCTGGTCAGGGCGAACCCCTTCGCCAAGATGTAGGACCCCTGGAGGAGCGGCCTGCGAAACAGCCTTGGCGTTATACGCCGCAGCAGTTAGGTCGGCTTCAATCGTCTCGGCAAGAACCTCAATCGGAGAAAGCCCAATTGGGCTGTAGGTAACCGGATTGGAGATCATGACGATCAGCTCATCGTTGTTGTAGCGAGCAAGCTCCTTGCCAGTTCCGTCCAGCTCAAAGTAGCGCGGCTTTTCCTTATCCCGACCATCCCACTCGCGATCAAAGGCGATGCGTGCTGCGTCTTTGTTCCAGAGGTAGGCAATAGGGTCTGCCCCGACTCGAGCGCCAGCGCGCTTCTCAATTTCAACAACCCCTTGGTCAAGAACCAATATGTCCTCAACGACGGGCTCAATAAATGAGCGCCATGACTCGCCCTTGGGGTTTGGGCTTCGGAGCAGCGCCTTAATCTTCTCAACCGCTCGCGGGCTTGGGGTATCACCAGCGTCCTTCGTGACGATATCCCATTTCGCGCGGCTTATTTGTGTTCGGCGCAGGTTAATTGCCGCACGGATCCAGGGGTTGTTGCGGGACCAGCGACGAAGTTGCTCTGTGCTCATCTTGGTAACCGTCTGAAGTCCTACAGCGCCACGCGCGTACGGCCCAGAGTCTGGAATTATCCCCGGAATCGCCTTTTCGGCGATAGGGCGAGATGGCCCTCCGAAAATACGCTGTGCGAGTGATCGCTGTTCAGCCATTTCTACCTTCCACTCTGCTGCTTCCTGATGGCGGTCGTCCAAATAGAGTCAACAGCCTCAGTATTCACATATTTACGCATTTCGTCAAGAGAACAATCCACTACGCGAATCCCGTTTGCGTACGTAGTTGTTCGCTTATTTAGAGCCCTAGCCCACCAAGATGGCACTACGAACGTGCCATCCGTAAATTGTGCTTCAATAGTTGAATCAACGCTGGGGGTCGTCATCCGGGCCTTCGTCTAGTTCCGGGTCTCCGGGCTCTTGCCCAGCGTTCAGGCTAAATGATGCTAACTCATTGTGGATGGCCCGCATGATGCTGTCAATATCTGTGTCTGCTGTCTCTTCATCCTCTCCCTTGAGCATCTCATCAACGCGAAGTTGAGTCTTACGACGCTGAGGGACGCTTTGGCGGCTCTTATGCAGGTCGGCATAGCACCACTGGCACACGCTGTAGCGCTTTTGCCCCCTAGCCCTAGGGATCATTGGCTCTGGCACCAGCTCGGAAACAAGGTGCTCCATGCCGGCAAGAATTCCGCAAGAGGAGCAGCGCGGATGGGCGCGGCGACCCTTTTCGTAGGACTCAATAACCGGCTGAATCTGCCTCTGCAGCCGTATTAATGCCCGAGCCAAATCCTTGATCTGATCGCCTGAGTAGTTAATCTCGTTGCAAAGCGTGCATGGAAGCATTTGCATAGTGTACCACGCGGATTAAGAAGTTATTGAGATGAGGTAAATAAACCTTATCCGCAGATCGCTTAGGTGCGCTTAATATGTTACAATCCGTGTATTATCCCGCAAAAGGGTATTGGAAAGTGTGTCAAAACATGGCAGAAATGTCAGGTATTGACGCTAGTAAACTAAAAGACAATTATTAGCAACGAAACCGCAACTATTTGGAGGTTCCGTGGATTTTAAGCTTTACACGAATGCACTGAAGGCTTACACTGCCGAGAACGGCGACCTTCACGTCACTGGCACTACTTCCTCTACCATCCGAGATCTGCATGGTGACGAGATGACGCTTTCAGCGCTCAAGTCCATGGAGGAGACCGCCAAGCAGAACATGACGGTCTTCCTCAATCATAACTACAATGTGCCCGATGATCTGTTCGGGTCTGTGACTGCCGCTCGGATCGTCAAGCGATTTGATGCCGCACTCAATCAGGATGTTTACGATCTGGACATTGATGTCCGCGTCGTTGGCGAAGATGAAAATCCCCTTGCGATGAAGACCTATCGTGCCATTAAGCGCGGCGTAAAGCTTGGTCTCTCAATCGGCGCTCGTGTTGACAAGGTTTCCAAGAAGAAGGGGACCGCTGGTGAAGAGACGTACATCATTGAAAGCGTCCGCCTGATGGAGTCTTCAGTTGTTGGCATTCCAGCCAACCAGCGCTCTTACCTGCAGAATGCCGTAAAGAGCCTTAGGACTGCCGATGGCATCTCCTATCACGATGATGAGGATGTTGTTGATTCCACCAAGGCTGTTGAGATTGAAGGGCAGCCATCAGCGGAGAAGTCTTCTCTGATTTCCGTCCTGCAGAAGTACCATGCCGACAATGTGGCGTTCTACCTTGAGGCCCATGGCGCGCATTGGAACGTCACCGGAGATGACTTCACTGAGTACCATGCTCTATTTGAGGAGATCTACGAAGATGCGCAGGGTGCCATTGACCCTATCGCTGAGATCCTTCGCAAGTTGAACGCGACTGCTCCTAATGATATTCGGGAGCTTGCCGCAAAGGCGACTGGCGAAACCATTGCCGACGACAACGACCCAGCAAGCCTTGCTGAAGCGGTCTACTCCGCCAATGAGGCTCTTCTTGACCAGATCGTTGTCTGTATTAATGAGGCAGCGAAGATCAATCAGCAGGGTATTCTTAATTTCCTCGCGGAGCGTCAGGATATGCACCAGAAGTGGTCATGGCAGCTTCGCGCGTCGCTTGCTCCCGAGGAGGCTGAGCCGGAACCGGCTGAGACCCCAGAGGTTCCTGGCGATATGCCAGAAGTTGAGAATATGCTGAAGGCAGCCAAGATTGAGATGGGAAACTATGTCTCTTGGTCGCAGATTGAGGGCGCAGACGGCGTCGGCGAAGTTGAGCAGGTCGTTGAAGACGGCGTGGTCACTGTGCCGCCTGGCAAGGAAACTGTTGCCTCAAAGGCTGGGGACCCAGCCGTTCTTGTCCGTGTGTGGGTTCCACAGCCGGACGGGAGCCACAAGCCGAGCAACGATTTCATGGGGTTCAACGCTTCTCAGTTGAAGCGCGCGCCTGATCTTGAGAAGCCCGGGAACAAGAAGCCGGATGCCACAACGGTACCGGGTCTTGAAATTGTAAATCCAGATGAGGAGAAAAAGTCAATGGAAGACCTTGAGCAGAAGAAGACACGTGTGACCGTTACGGTCAGCACGGATGGCGACAGCGCTGCTGTTTCCGCGCAGCCCGTTGCGGAGGCCACCCCAGAGGTTGCTTCTGAGGCTGCTGAAGAGACCGCTCCTGAGGCGATTACCGCCTCGGCTGAGAAGTCTTGCGATTGCGAAGAGGGCGATTGCGCCTGTGGTAATGGGGTTGTTGAGAAGGCCCTTGACCCAGCGCCAACCCCAGCGCCAACACCGACCCCAGCGCCAACTCCGGCGCCTGCGCCAACTCCGGCGCCTGCGCCAGAGCCAGAGCCAGCATCCGCTCCGACTGATAAGGACAATATCAGCCCGCGCTATAAGAGCGGCGTCAGCGATCAGGTTCTTGCCGGAATCGGCGAGATTCTTTCCGATCTTACCCCAGAGGACCGAAATGCGGTTCTAGAGGGACTTGGCGTCTCAAAGGACGCAGAGGTCTCCCCAATTTCTGATTCTGAAGCGGCTGTTGAGGCCGCAGATGAAGCCCCCGTTGAGGTAGCTGCTGAAGTTGCCTCTGACGTGGTTGCCGAAGATGTCGCCGCTACCTCTCTGGAGGAGGTCGCTGCCATCGCTAAGTCGGCGCTCGATGCAGCCATTGCTGCGCAGCAGGAGGTCCTGTCCGTTCGCGCGGGCTTGACCGAACTGTCTGCGGACAAGGCCAAGGTCGAGGGAGAACTTGCCAAGGCTCTGGATCTTGTTGGTCGCTTGATCAACATCCCAATGGGCCGAAAGCACGTGGCCGTTGAGGCTACTAAATCCACGAACGGTGAGAAGGCCCCGTGGCTTGACCCGTTCATCGCGCGTCTTCTTGACGCACAGGAGTAATAAGATTATGAGCGACTCACTTCGCGAGAAGCTGCAGGACGTTCACAAGGGACTTGAGTCCCTGAACGACACCGCAATCGTTGCCCGTGAGGGTGGCGACAATCTGGACGTCGCCGAGGCTTATGCTGTTCAGCGCGAACTTCGCAAGAAGTTCAGCAAGATGAACACGTCAGAGCTCGGTGAGGCCCTTGACATTCAGGCCGGTCGCGAGACGGGGAAGCAGGCTTCGGCTGATATCCTCAACCGCCTCGCGGCAGCCAATCCGAACATCACAAAGTTGCTGGACAGCAGCGGCGGCACGGCTCTTATCCGTCAGGACCTTGAGCCAATCCTTTATTCGCTGTTCGTGAAGCGTTTCCCAATGTTTGATCGCATTCGCAAGGAGCCGGCTAACGGCCTTGTTCACGCGTTCAACCAGCAGACCGCTTATGACGCCGGCAACGGAGCCGTGTTCCAGACGGAAACCGGCACCGTGGCGGATGACTATGCGGTTTATGCTCGCCAGACGACTAACGTCGCTGTGCTTGCTACCCGCCGTGGTATCACGCTGAAGAGCCAGTTCGCCCTTACGCAGGGTGGCTCGCCCTTCAACGGTCTTTCTTCCGAGCTTGCCTCTGGGGTAACCTCCATTGCGCATAAGCTTCAGAAGACTCTTTTCCAGGGCAACGCTACGAACACCACGGGCACCGGAACCACCGAGCTCGGCGCGTATGACGCGAACGGGTTTGACGGTCTCCGCAAACTCTTGGGTTCGGCCGCTGGCCAGGGCGTGATCGCGACGAAGGGCACCGCTGCCTATCTCGCCACGATTAACTCTGCAGTTGCCTCAGTTCTTGATAACGGTGGTAACCCATCGGCAATTGTTTGCTCGCCTACGGACTACGCTGGTCTCGTGAACGAGCTGACGAACCTCGTCCGCTACAACGCTCCTGCGCAGGCCGATCAGGCTGCAGGCGCGACGTTCGGTCAGGTTGTTACCGCCGCTGGCGCGCTCCCGATCCTTGCGGTCGCGGGCGATTCCATCGGTTCGTACACGGTCACTTCGCCGACGACGGCGAACTATCGCGATATGTACGTGATTGACGAGGATTCGTGGAGCATGCCGTACCTCGGTGCGGACAGCATCACGACCCTTGAGATCCCAGTCGGGGTCAATGGTTCCCTTTCGCGCCTGTACATCATGTATGTGATGTTCGGTCTTGCGAACAAGGCTCCGCAGTTCAACGCCAAGATTCGCGTTACCGTCTAATCGTCAACTGACGATATAGACCGAAAGGGGTCGGGCGAAAGCCCGGCCCCTTTCTGTTACCATCTATAATATGAATGATCTTGAAAAGTCCTACCACCTAGCCCGAAAAGTAGCACGGCAGGCAGCGGCGGATTACAACCCGTTTGAAAAGGTGACCGTGCGAGGGCCGCTTGAGGGCAATGTGACATTCTCAGACGGGAGCATCTATATTTTCCGCGAAGGTATGGCGCGGATCCATAGGAAGAACCTAAACGAGGCGTTTAACCTCGGTTGCCGAAGGGTTAATCCTTCTCCATCGGAAGCTTAACAGTTACAGGCAGTAGGGCGGCTGCATCCCACGTGAAGTGCGTAACCCCGTAGTGCCTCGTGACGGCATCTACCTTCAGCCATATTTCACCACCAAGGGACTTCCAATCGTTGCAGAACATGTAGTCCTCACCGATAAAGAACCCCTCGTCATCAAGCGCGTAGCGGAAATATTCAAACCTCTGTAGGGGGGCAGCGCTCTTCGGGTCAGGAGAGTCAGTGTCCGGCTCAAGATAGACCCTTCCCGGGAAACCTTCTTGAAGCTTCTCAAATACTGACCGATGGAGCACAACGCAACCGGTCCCAATCTTTTCTGCCCTTACGAGATTAAGGTCTGTGGCAACTTCATCAAGGTTCTTAGATGCATCTTCATTAACAATAAAGTTAGGTGCCGCGAAATATGAAGATAGACCACTTGGGCTTACCTTATCTCCAGCGGCGATAGTAAATGTCTGCAGCCGCTCAAGATCCATGGCCCTCTTTGAGCATGGGATTCCGACGAACTGCTTGCCGCTTAGGACGGCTGCCAGCACATCCTGGGCCTGGACTTCAATATCGCCATCAATCATCACAAGGAAATCGTAATTAGTTTCCATGAATTGAGCAACGATCTTATTCCTAGCGAGCGGAAGGATAGAATTCCCCCAGACAATGCGCCAGCCGAACTTTAGTCCGAGCTGAGAGCACGCACGCTGGATATCAAGAACAGTCTTGGTGTACCCCCAGGACATCTGCCCCTCAAGAGATGGGGTTGAGACATATACCTTAGGCAGAGCCTCATCCTTCTTGCCGCTTCCGCCGGCCAATTGCTTTTCCCTATTTTCTCGTGCCTTCTTTCCCATGGAACCTCCCTATGGCAATAGTGTACCACAGCCGTAGATCGGCCCCGTGTAGACTCAGGCGCTGATTTTAGCGACAATCTAGGCATGATCCGAGTATTGATACCAGTCCCAGATATCGCCACCAAGATTGCCTCCTACAATAAGATTGAAATCGGCAGGGCGAATAACAAGGCTGATGCCGACGCCCGCACCGGTACGTGGGCAAGCCTTGGTCAGGTGGTTACACTCGTTCCGCTTGTAAGTCAATATCGCTATGACGATGACGCAGCGGCAGATGGGTACTATCACACCTATCGCATAATCAACAGCTCCAATAACTCTGCCACCGCGTGGGTCACCACAAAGGGTAAGACTCTTGGATACCTAACCGCTGACGAGTTTAGGGAATATCAACTTGGCGACCTTACCGACAAGAACGGCACGGACCTTGCCGACGCCACCCTAGACTCCTTTATCGCTACCGCCTCTAGGCTGGTTGACGCCTATGTCGGATACTCATTCCAGTATCGCCAGACCACGGAGCGTCATATCTGGCAGCAAAAGAACCGACGCGTATACCCGCGCGAGAAGCCTATCGTAGCCGTATCTGCCTTCAGGGTTTACGTTAGCAATCAGCAGAATGCGGCCTTTACCGTTAATGACGTCTACCTCAATCCGGATCGCGGGTATCTAGAGGTTACCAGCCTTGCGAACGTGACCTATTCGCTATTCCCAGCCATAGTCGCCCTTGGCCTTATTGAGCCCGTGGCAGAAATCACGTACAC